GCCAAAAATGGCATCTAGTTTATCGTATTGATTATTCGTAGGCTTCATCAAATTGCTCCACATAACTCCAATCGTCTAGATAGGATGCATCATTAGGCGTATAGGTTACTTGATACTTAATTTTTTCAGAGGTTTCTGGGTCTGGATTGATATTTGCATATGTATTAGCAATTGCAGTTTTAATGTAACCCTGCATATCAACTGGTCCGTAGAAGTTTAGACCAAGATTAAAGGTTAGATTCCATACAATAGATTGTCTTTGCGTAAACTCACCCTCATAATTGTCTTCATATGAGACGTTCTCTAATATAATTTGTAAGTCTCTTTTGATTCCCATTTCTGGAATATCAGTTATAGTAACACAAAAATCTGGATTGAAGAACGGCAAAATCTGTTCAATGATTTGAAGACCATCATCCTGATTTTTTGTCACAATAAAAAGAGATATCGATAGAGTATACGGTGTGCTAGTATATTGGACTCTTACTTTATCCGCATCGTCTCCGACGCCCACTGCTATATTCTTCGTGAGAACATTCAATTTCTGTTGCGGATTGTATTGAAGACCCGTAATCTCAAAACCAATTCTAGGTAATGTTAACGCAACCGCTGCCGGATCGTTTCCTGGTACCGCGGCAACTCTTGCTAGAAACTTGTCTTTGGGACCATATGCGAGAGGAACGCGAATAGATTTTGCAACCTCACCAGAAGAGTTTTTACGCTCTACTGTTAGCTGATTGAATATCGTTCCAAAAGCAATGATTGCTTTACGAATATGCTGGTGATAAAAATGTTGCTTCAAAAACATTATGCCGCTGTCCTTACTTGAACTTCACCGAACGGATTGAAGGCGGTAAAATCTACAAAGCCGGCTGCTTGTGCTTCAAATTCGTTCGTCTGGTCTAGAGGGTCAACGTTCGCTGTGCCGCTTTCTTGTAAGATAATCGAGTCGCTGGTACTTGATAGAACATAATCACCGGATTGCATAATAAGTTGCCATCCAAGATTGTCTTGCGTTTTACCATCTGTGATGCTATCAATTTCTTCAATGCCGGTGTCGATGTTTTCCGAGCTAAATTCAAATACCTGACATGACATTCTGTAAGTGTAAATCTTTCCTAGCTGATAGAAAGGATTTAGAAAGTCCACATAGTTGATTTGAAAGAATGTCTTTGTCTTAGGAAAAAACAGTAAATCGCCTTCTGCTGGACGCTCTGGTAACTGTAAATTTTCCGCATTTCTGCCAACAGATTCTTCCCAACGGCGTCTCGCAACAACAAAAGTTGCGGTAGACCTGAACTCAAAGCCGAACTTTGTTAATAGCTCGCCTTCTCCCTCAAAGCCTTCTGTGTTTTCAAGATACATTTCCAATGGATAGGCTTGTGTAAAATATGATAGAGCATCTTCATATAAAATTTCGTCTTTGTTACCTACGGTTCTAGGAAGATAGTAAACATCATGTCCATAAATCTTCATGCTTTCGATAACCAGGTCCTCCAACAAACGTTGTTCGTTTGTTGTGCCGGATGTATTTCCTGATTGAAAGTAGAAGTTAGTAGGCATATCTTATCCCACCATGAAGTCTACTGGAAGTTCCGCCTTCAATTGCATCTCTTCTTCGATCAGATTTATTTCCTGAACCGCTTCATCATATACTTGTTGGCCATTCATCACAATACCACCCGGTAATTGCATACCACCAAATTTCTTCATATTATCGCCCCATTGTTTTTTGATTAGGGCTGTGGCATATTTTTTTAGAAACATGTCGTTATACACTTGGGTGTATGTTGATGGGTCAACAATACGATAACATTCAACAATAATAAAATCGCCTGGGTCGAATACATCTTTCCAGTTACAATGAATTTCTAGTTTATCGGTCTTACGATTATATGCAAACGACCTATCGCCGACTAGAAGCATGTCTAACATCGACAAGTATTGTTTCATTTGCGTGTAGTAAATCATATCCGCAGAAAGAAGATTATACATGTCGTTCATACGGAATTGGTAAATGATGTCAAACATATTGTTTGCATTATTCATACCGGAGCTTGGACCATTTACTGGCAACACTCTAATTACGCCGATAACAGCATCAGGAATGGTTACATATCCGTTTTCGATATCACCGGGTGTATAGAAAGATGTCGCTGATAATGCTCTACTAAAGCCAGACGTTTCGCCTGTGACGATTTCACTTGCGGTAAATGTTCCAGATACCTTACTAACACTTAAAGTTGTGCCGGTGATAGAAACAACTTTACATCTTGCCCCTGACGTTGCACCAATCAACATCTCACCATCTTCGAATGATGGCGTTGATAAACCAGAAAATTTAAGTGTTGCACCGGTAATCTGGTGTTGAAGATAAATTCTCTCCACACCATCAAAATGAAACTCTTGGAAATACTGTAATGCATCATCGATGCGATCTTGTATTTGATCGTCATCAACGTTAATTTCGATTACCGGAAAACCGAGTCTACGGAGACAGTAATCTATTAAGCCTTGTCTTGATGAAATTGCCATAACGTGTCCTCTTTAGGACTATTTATAATGAACCCATATCGTAAACTGAGGGATTTGTGCCAGCAATATCCCCAAGGTCGATGGTTTCTGGAATTGTGAAAAATTCTGGATTATATCCACCAACTTCGATAATACTACCGTCCGTCTTCTTTGAATATAGTAACCCGTCTGCCAAATTAACAGCAAGTTCTCCTACTGCAATATCACTTGTACCGGGGATAGCACCCGTTGTTTCGCTTCTTTTAAGTTGGACTACAGTTGTCATTAGTTCAATAATGTCCCGGCTGAATCATAGATATTGATACGGAAATATGCACTTGAATTGCCGTCTAGTAAATCGGCATCTAGGCCTGAACCGGCGCCATCCACTGTCTTAATTGCATCAAGCATATTAGTTGCGGTGAATGCACCACCTAGTGATACGGATGTACCTGCAAGAGTGATTGCACTATTTGCTAGTTTAGCATTGGCAATAGAACCAGCAAGCATCGTATTGGTAACTGAACTGGTATCACCAGTTGTGACTACAGTTCCAGAAACATCTGGGAAAGTAAATGTTCTATCTGCCGATAAGGTAGTTGGCGTTAGAATTGCTTCCCAGTTTCCAGTACCACCCGCACGACCGCGAAGTTCTATACCATCTTGCGTAGAGGCAGCGCGAGTCAAAACGCCACCACCAGTAGTTGTTAGAGACGTACCAGTCGCTGCACCGATATTTGGTGTAACGAGTGTGGGGGTATTTGCGAATACTAGAGCACCAGAACCAGTTTCATCTGTTACGGCAGCTGCTAAGTTAGCAGCGGTTGGAGTAGCAAGGAATGTTGCAACTCCAGTACCAAGACCAGAAACACCAGTAGCAATTGGCAGACCAGTTGCATTGGTTAGTGTACCACTTGAAGGTGTACCTAATACGCCGCCATTAACTAATACTGCGCCAGATGACCCAGTATTAACTGCTAGTGCAGTAGCAACTCCAGTACCAAGACCAGAAACACCAGTAGCAATTGGGAGACCCGTTGCATTGGTTAGAACCCCTGATACTGGAGTGCCAAGAGCTGGAGCGGTTAGCGTTGGACTGGTAAGAGTTTTATTCGTTAATGTCTCTGCACCAGCAAGAGTTGCAAGAGTACCAGTTGTTGGTAGAGTTACTGCGGTGTTTGCAGTAGCAGTAAACGATTGGGTAAATGCACCAGCATGGGTCACATTACCGGCAAGAGTTAAGGTATTTGAACCATTATTAACGCCAGTACCACCATAGGTTGGAGAGATTAATGTACCTTGCCAAGTACCAGTGCCGATTGTTCCAACACTTGTTATTTGCGTTTGCGCTGCATTCACACTGAATGTATTACCAGTTAAGGTCAATCCAGTTCCAGCAAGATAAGTACCAGCACCTGAGAACTGAGAGAAGTCAATCGCATCGGTGCCAATTGTCGCTACTGTAGCTGTTTGCACCCAACCAGTATTATCATAAAGTGTTCCACCAGTAACGAATATAAAGTCACCTGCTTCGACTTCAGGTACAGTATTATAGTCTGTTGCGCGAGTTAATACTGTTGTGCTTGTGCGAACATATACCCCGTTATTTGCAGCGGTTGCTTCGTTCTTAACAAGAATACGATTACCATTTGATAATGTAACACCGTCAATGGTTGTATATGTTCCAGTAGTTGTAAGAGTTCCAGCTGAGTTATTGTATGTTACTGTACCACCCGAAATACTTGCTAGAGTGGCAGTTGTTGCGGCCACACAACTATCGTGAATATTGAGACCCTGCGCAAGATCATCAACATATTGTCTAGTTGCCATTACTGTTGTATCAGCGGCAATAGCACCAGAAGTAATAGTAATACCAGTACCAGCACTAAAGTTTGCACGAACTTCAGTCGGACTTGGACCAGTATAAGTAATAACACCAGTTGTGCTATTATACGAAAGCGAACCGTCGCCGCCAGCATCTGTTACAGATACAGAAGCACGAGCAAGTGCATCAGTATACTGAGTAATTGTGCTTGAAATTGCACCAGTTGTATTGTTATATGAAATCCCTGTACCAGCACTTAGACTTGCCAGAGTAATAAAGTTGGCACCATTGGTTAGATGGCTGGTGTTTGTTGGAATGGTAATAGCACCAGTTGTGCTATTATATGCTCCTGAACCAGCAGTAAAACTTAGGGATGCTCTTGCAAGCGCATCTGTGTATTGGGTGATAGTTGTTGCAACTGCACCATTGGTAATAGTGATACCAGTGCTTGCGCTGAAATGAGCGCGAACATCTGTGGCGGATGGACCAGTATAAGTGATTACGCCAGTTGTGCTATTGTATGCCAGTGAGCCATCGCCACCGGAATCTGTTACTGATACTGCGCCTCTTGCTCTAGCATTTGTGAAGTATAGGTTAGTCGAACCTTCTGTGATTTCATCCGTATTGTCTTTGGTTAGGATAGCATTATTAACATAAGTCTTAGTTGCTACGGTACTATCAATATCGAAAACACCAGTCGAACTATTATAGTCTAGACCTGTGCCACCAGAAATGGCTGATAGTGTAATAAGTCCAGATAGTGCAGATTCTTTCGCAAGAGGAAAACCACCAGCGGTAGTTCCATCATGAACTACAATTGTGTCTTTTGTGGTATCAACCGTTACTTCTCCGAGAGCACCAGTAAAACTAGAGTGCTGAGTAGTAGTACCTCTTCTAAGTTGTAAAATCGTTGCCATTTGTATCTCCTAATCCCATTCTATTTAGCTGTATGTTCCACCATCTAGAATGGCACCGTCTTCTATGTTATCAAGCGAGGTCTTTAATAGTTCATGACCACCAGCAGTGGACCCGTCGTGAACTCTAACCGACCAATTCGTTGTGTCTACCGTGATTTCTGCCTCGGCGCCGGTAAAACTTTGGTGCTGTGTAGCAGTACCTCTTCTTAATTTTACTCTTGCGGCCATTACAAACTCCC